GTTCTGGCGAAGAGTGATGATATGCTGTCGCATAGCTTCCTGCTTCTGCTGTTCCTGTCTCTGCTGCTCGTTAAAACGTACCTGTCTTTCTAATTCGACAACCCTTCTTGCTTCCTCTGGTGTGATGTCATGCTCCATGGCATAACCCTCATAGTAGGAATTGTCCTCTGCTACCTTCTTAGTCAGATCGTCAAGGAAGGTTTCACTTGTGGCATCCAGTTTGTACTTGGAAGCAACGGTTTCAAGAACGGATCGCATCTTGCCGTTCTGTTCCTCAACCCCCTTATACTTTTTAAGGCGGTCACCGATGGTCTTTTCCATGTATGCCTGGTGTTCTTCCTTGTACTCATCAGACTTGATAAGGTCTGCATAGGTACGCTTTGCCTGGTTGTCTGTTGTCACGTTCTGCTCAATGGTAGGTTGAGCCTTCGGCTGCGTGGTTTTCTCCACCGCCTGCTTATAATATTTCTTTGCACGGTCCGGGACTCCGGCAGGAATATCAATTTCTCCGGTTGCGCCGTCTGCGGTTCCTTCTCCGGCAGAGCCACCATCTCCACCTTCTGCGAATAACTGCAGGTTCAGCTTCTTTAATAAAAATTCAAGCATCTGATATGCTCCTTTCGTGTCTGTAGTTAAGGATACGAGCCTTTGATACTACCATGATAGCAATGAGCCATATTGCTTCTCTAACCCACTGCGAAAAAAATTTATAAAAAAAGCAACCACCTTGGTAGGAGGGACCAAAGGTGGCTACTTTCGGAGTTTATTCAAATGGGAAAAGTGTTTACGATATTATCGTACCATGTATCTGTAATGTGTTCTAACCCACAACGGAAAAACTTACATAATCTTTGTACTCATTGGCAAGTAATTCAAACCCGGTAAGTACAGTCCAGTATGTTCTCTGCATCGTGGCAAGAAATACTTCCTTCGGCTTGCATGAAACACGGCCGTTTCCGTCCTCAATATCAATTACCGGTTCTTCTGCAAGCAGATCCGAACTGTCTGTCACTGCCTGTGCCAGGGTATAGAAAAGAATAGATGCTGCACTGCATACAATGTCCTGCCCCTTCTCTGCTGCTCCTGCGTGACCGGTAACACTGAGTTCCAGTTCTTTTGGATTAAACTTAATCTCTATCATATGTCCCCCTAATCTGCCTGGGTACTTGCTCTCGCCTGTTCCCTGGACTTCTCAACGTAAGGATGTTCTTCTGCTCCATCCATGCTAATCATGCCACCGCCTTGCGGAGCCGGCTGTCCACTCTGCTGTAAAATCTGTTGTGCCAACTGCTCTGCCAGTACCGGATCTACCTGCTGTGCTAACTGCAATGCGATCTGCTGATACTGAACAAGCAACTGCTGCAGTGTGCCGTTCTGCTGAATACGCTGAATGATTTCGTCCTTCTGGTTAAAGTCCATCATCTGCAAGCAGGCAAGTGCCTGGTCTGCCATCTGAGGATTGAAGAAGCCCTGGTTGTAGAAATTCAGTGCCAGTTCGTTCATTTCCATCTTCTTGTATGGATTAGCCTTTTCTGTGGTAACATCAATATCAAATTCCGGAAGTCGGAATCCGATTGATGTTCCCATAGTCTGCATAGGCTGTTCTTTCAGTCCTGCATTACTGTACTGCACAAACTGTTCTTCCCCACCGATAACATCCGGTGCAATACGGAATGTTCTTGGGATATCGTAGAACTGACGGATCAATTCAATTACCTGGTAAATCACATCACGATATGCTCTGTGGAAAGTCTTGTTACTGCTTCTTGCGTTCTTTCCTGCAGTTTCCTGCAATGCTGCAATAGCAGATGCAGCCGTAACGCCGGAAGGTGCAACGCCGTTGTTGGAGTCCTGGTTGCTTGTAACATACTTTAATTCATCAATCTTGGCATTGTACAAATCAACATAGATACCAGGAAGCTCACAATTATCTACCGGTCTAAGGTTGGTTTCGTCTACATTACCTTGCACATGGATAATCTTCTTTGTAAGGTCTGTAAACTCTTCTTCGTTGATTGTACCATCACCCTTGGAGAAATAACGTGGTGTGGAACCTGCCTTTGCATTCTCCATAAGTGCCTTGTTCAGTTCATCAATGATGATCTGTGTGTCTCTGCCGATATCGGTATATCCGTAACCGCAGATACTTCCTTCGATTGGGAATAAGGACTGCACTACAAACGGATATAAGCCGTGATCGTAGAAACCACGTTCTGCCATGCTTGGCCCGGTTGGAGTCTCAAGTGGAATGCCGGTCTGAGGATCAACAATCTGCTGAGTCGGAACCTCTGTGTCATTCTCTGTAGCATAAAGCACAACATCATTCACATACTTAACGTACTGCAGCACACGTTTACCGTTGTACTCTGTATGGTAATACCAGTCAACGACTACAGACTTATCGGAAGTGTCCACGGTATCATCATACAAATACTTTGCAAGTGTCACTGTATGGCTTCCTAATTTGCCTGCACACTGAGGATATCTCTGTTCCAGTGTCTTGTTGCTTACTAACTCAGTATTGAACAGATGCTCAGACTCCTGGATATCTGTAATACCCGGTTCCCAAAACAGATTGATAAAGTCGATCTTCTTGATCGAGATATCGCCCAGGCCGTTGTGCTTGCTACCATCCCAAAAGATACCATGAACGCCACCACCATTCTTGAGTGTGTATCTTGCCACCTGGGAATATGTTTCTTCGTATCTGTTCTGCTCCATGATAACCGGAATAATAGCAGAAAGTTTCTTTGCTTCTTCCTTATCGTCCATCTGTCTTGGCTGCAGGTTACAAGTTGGGTAAGAATCCATTACATCTGCATATCTGCTTTCAATGCAGGACCATAACCATGCAGTCGAAGGCATCCAGTCCTTTGCGTGTTCATTAGAGAAACGCCACTGTCTCAGCTTCCAAAACTCTTCATTTGCGATAATCTTGTTTTCCAGGTTGGCCTTGCCTTCCTTGTACTTACGAAGAATCTCAGATGCCTGCAGAATTTCCTTTTCAGTGATCTTCTTTGGTTCCATTGCCCTCATTTCCTTGGCAATCTTGTTTTTCTCAAGCAGTTCCATTTCCATCATTGCACGTTGCTGCAATTCTGCCGGTGTTGCTTGTGGCATCTGCTGCTGTGGCATCTGCTGTCCCTGTTGTGGCACACTCTGTACCGGTGGTCTGCCGTTGTTTGTCTGTACTGCCATTATTAACCCCCTATTCTCGCTTTCATAACGTTGTATCTGTCGTACCTATCCGCAAACTGATTCAACGGATCGTACAATGGTTTCATTTTGTTTTCAATCTGCCGTGGTGGAATTGGTCGCATCATGCAGAAGTACCGGACTTCATCACAAGCGTGATCCTCAAGGTCCGAATCTAAGTCCTCAACCTTGTGTTCGTCATACATCATTAGTGGCATAGTCCTTATGATTGCCTTGCAGGTATTGAAGAAATAAATCATGGCCTTGCCTTCTTCATCGAACTTCATTCGCTCTCTGACTTGCATCCACCCGGGTATTCGGTCATTTATTCCCGGATCGAACCACAACTGATGCTTCTCTGCTTCTTCTGCTGCACTGATACCGTGGGAACCGTCCCATATGGAAGGATCGGCCACGCCTTGTATGCGTTTGCCTTTCAACCATCTGTGTTCCCTCTCTATCCTGGCAATTTCATCGAACTGTTCCTTATTGCTCCACTTAACGCCCTCATTTGGTGTCTGTGTGCATCCGTACAATTCAATGATTCTGTATGCCACGCCTTCATAGTCCACTGCCCACCATGCACAGGAGAATGGCTTGCCATAACCCCAGTCGTAAGATCGGTATATCTTCCAGTCGGAAGGAATCTCAAATGGTTCTATAACGTGAGTGAATCTTCTCTCTGCCAGTGCATCCTCTACGGATATGCCGTACTCATGGCACATATGAGGATCTGGCGTTTCTCTAAACTCTTCAAAGTATGCACCCTCGAATACATCCCATCTGCCGTTTAACCATGCTTCTTTCAGCTTGTGTGGCAATGCTTCAAGCTGTTTCAGATAGTCCGGATTACTTTCCATCAATGCCTTGTTGTCTGTCACAAGCGACTGGATGAACGTATAATCTTCCGGGTATTCGCCCAACTCATACTTCTTATCAATGAATAACCTCTTGATATATCCGTGACTCTGCCCACCTGGATTGCAAGTGTAGTACACACGCTTTGGGAATCCATTTACACCACGGACGCAGGCAATGATTTTCTTGATCTGTGTTTCCGAAAGCTGTGTTGCTTCGTCAAGGAACTCCACATCAACTTCTGTACCCTGGTAACGATCCACATCTTTTTCCGTGTCGCAATAACGGAAAAGAATACGGCTGCCATTCACAAACCGCATTTCTTTTTTACTGTCGTTATACTTTGCAGGACTTCCAGGCATTCCACACTTCAACAATTCTTTCAGTGGATTGATATGGTTTTCTGTAAGTTCCGGATATGATTTACGGACGATCATGCACTTTATCCCTGGATGTGTGAAACATAGCAACACTGCCTTTGCTCTTACCACCCAAGACTTGCCACCACCTCTGGCACCGCCGAAGCAAACGTGCTTAGTCCTGGCTTTCAGAAATAACTTCTGCTTTGGGGAAGGAGCATCTATACTAATTTCCATACTCTTCTGCACCACCCTTTATAACCACAGTGATTTCCTTGTCCTGTTCTTCCTCTGCAGCTTCCTTCTGTAACTTCTTGATCCGTGCCATCTGCTCTGCTCTGTCAAGGTCTGCACGGAACACACCGATTTCTTTTAAATCCTTGATAGCACCGGTTAATTGCTTAATAGCACCGGTATCTGCATCTTCCACTGCATCCACTGCCTTTTCTATCTTTTCAAGCAGCTTATTGGCAACCATGAATGCTTTTGCACATTGACCTGCCTGGAAATCACATACTAAATCAAGTGATTTATTTAACCTTGCAGATTTGTACCTATCCCTTTCCGCAGACCAATTCTCATTCATTGCCCTTTTCTGAATCTTGCTGTACGATACGCCGTACTTCTTTTCTAGTTGGCGGTAACTAGATTGGTCTGAGGATATATACTCTGATTTGATAGTGTCCCAAACTTTATCTGAGACAGTGTTTCGTATTTTACCCATATATCCCTCGCTTTCTCGCCTAAAACAATCATATAAAATCATGTGATTTATTTTCTAACCCAGGACAATAAAAAAGAATCCAGAATTGCTCCTGGACTCTTTTCAAAAGGAAAGTAGGTAAAGCCACTGGTAAGTGTGGCAGTTGCGGAGATGGGATTTGAACCCATGACCTCTAGTTCATGAGACTAGCGAGATACCGGACTTCTCTACTCCGCTATTTTCGCCATGACCTTCCGGGTACACGGCTTCGTGTTCACTACACGATAGAGTGCATAGGATCTGTGCAAAATGTACTTCCATACTTTCTTTTAATATTTTTCTATGGAGTAACTCAAACCCCTATGCTGATTTGATAACGTGATTAGTTCACGATGGACTGCATAGGTAACAGGCAAACGTTGTCGACAAAAACCATTTAATAGGGTAATTCTACATTGATTTTATTTTTTTACAACCAAAATCCCTATGCTAATTTCGGAATGGACTGAGCAGGACTTGAACCTGCGACACGACATACACCACTAAATGTGTGGTAGTCTCTCTAGCCATCTGAGTTATCAGTCCATGTAGAAAATATTCTACTTACCAGAACTGCCGAAGCCTTTCGATCCTCGTTCAGTCTTTGGTAATTCATCAACCAGGTTAAGTGTTGCAACATCCGGCACCGGTAATAAGATGATCTGCGATATCTTTTCGCCCTTGTTAAAGTGATAATCATTCTTTCCGTGATTCTGTACCTTAACAACGATCTCTCCGGTATACTCAGCATCTACTAAACCGGTGGTCTGTATGTCGTGCTTTGTGTTGAGTCCACTCTTTGAAACTAACAGTCCGCACCACCCTTTAGGAATAATCATGTGTGTTCCTGTAAGCACTGCAGCAGAACCGCCTGCCTTTACTGTAAATGCATATGGAGTATATAAATCAAACCCTGCATCTGTATTATGGGCCTTTGTAGGCATCTTTGCTCCAACATCTAACATTAAATCTATCATCAATTCCATTTGTTAAACCTCTCTTATCTGTATACCGTGGATGTAGAGAAGCAATTTGCGCTTTATTACATAATCCGGTAGGCGCATTCCCTTTGCGTCCTCTACAACCAGGTTTCCATTTTCGTTGTAAACGAAGTCTGCAATATAAGACACCTTTCTTTCAAGCAGTTTCCCTTTGTGTATGCCACCACGACTGCCTACAGTGTCCGGTTCCCTCTGCTCCGGTATCAGAACAAACTCCACCTGTCGTTGCAGATCGGATATCTCGCCGGCTTCCTCACGGGCTTTCAGCACCGCAAATCTTCTGGCTTCCTTTTTCGAATCGAACTCTATGCCATCTATTACAGTTTTCTTCGCATTATACTTATTTGTACTTCTTGTCAAGTGTTTGGTATAACTTGCACTTTTCATAATCTCCCTCGCAATACCGTTGTTTTACGTCCTGCTTGAATTTCTTGCCTTTAAATTCTAACACGGTATTGCAGCCCTTCTCTAACCCTTCGCACTTAATTTTTCTGTCATCTTCCGTCATGTAGAAAGGGCATTTAGCATCTACGCTTCCATAATCAGTTGCCATACGATTTTCTCCTTTCCATTCTGTGCTGCTCCATCCAGATCCTCAACTCTCGTTGCCCATAGCTTAAACCTTCTTCTCTTGCTTTCGCATCGGCTTCTGCCAGGGTATCAACCTTTTTCTTTTTGGTTTTTCCTTCTGCAGCAATTAACTTTTCTTTTATCTTTTTGTTTTTCTCTCTATTGATTCTCTTGTGTGCTAATTTGCAAGATGCCTTACTGCAAATAATATTTCTGCTTGTTGTAGGCTTAAACTTTTCACCACATATCTTGCACTTTCTCATCCGATAGCCCATATCAACTTTCTCCCAATAATTTTCTGTCATGTGTTTGTAGTGCAATACAATTCGGCAGCCACTTTATCTCTTCCTCACGCTTCAACACGTTTCTGTAGGTCCGCAGGAAGTTCGATTGAATCACATTTTCAATACTGTCTGCATCTGTCTGCGCCCATTGTCGCAGATTCGCCGGTGTACCCACTGCTTTCTGTACCACTTCCGGCAGATTTTCAAACTCTGTTTCTGCTCCGTAGGTTCCGTTGCGGATTGCCTTGCTTACCATGGCCCATGCCTGCATTTCATTCAACTGTTCCGGTGCCGTTATCAGTTTCAGCTTTCCTATGATCTGCCCTACTGACGGAGCAAAACCACTTGTATCTGACGTGATATAGGCTTTCAATGCAACTGCAATTTCTTTATACGAATACTCTTCCAACATCAAATGCCATGCATCCACCGTACTGCTCAAGTCTGCCGGGTGATAGTTGGGATATGTAGCACACAGGATCTGAATTATTCTCTTTGTCTCGTCTCTATTCATACCACACCACCTATTGATTTCCGTCTTACCACTCCACCTTGATATGCCCATTATCAAACATCCACTGATCTGATGGACATCCAGTTGGCAATGGTTCGGCATATTTAAAATCTACCTTGTACCCTAATTTAACCAATTCCTCTACAACAGCATCTCTGATATCTTGGTTCTCTGGGTAAAAAGCACTATCTGGTTCTGTTAAACCAATACCTATATATGCGCTTTGCTTTCCTTCCTTCACAGCACGGTTAATTTTAGTTTCCAATTCATCTAAGTACTTTTTCCCTTTAGAGTTTATAATTGATTTTCTTTTTGCTTCACTTGCTTTTATCATATTTTAATTCTCCTATCCTATACGTTATCCCAATCAATACCACCAGGTCTGTTGTTGATCTGCTTATTCTCTTTCAGTTCGAACAGTCCCTTCCAGGAATTCATCACAGACTGATTAAGAATACGAATTGCCTTGTCGTTATCTCCACCGGACAACTGTTCAAGCTTATTCATTGCCAACTGTACTGCACGTTCTGTCATAGGACTCTTAATCTGTTTCCGCATATCAACATAATCAACAAAAGCCTGGTTGAGAAGTTCGTCAGTCGGATAATATACCGTAGGTATATTCTTTTTCTTAATCTCCTTCTTCTCTTCTTCTTTTCTATTCTTATCTAGGCTGTTTACATCATCATTACATAAACGTTTATGTAAACATTTACTGTCAGATTCTATGAGCAACTTCTGTTTCTGACGATATTCTCGCTGATATTCTCGCTGATATTCTCGCCTTGCTTCTATCTGTTCAAGGTTCTGATGCTTGCCCCAATTCGGAATAGTGATAACATCATCTATCAGTTCCACCATGCCGAAACGCTCAAAGGTTTCAAGCGCAAGCTTTACTGTGGTTTCCTTCCTACGGAATATAGTCGCAAGCATTGTGTCTGTGTATGGTATTGCATTACCCATCACGAATACGCCACTATTATTCTGCTTTCCGGCCAGGCACAGCAGCTTGAACCATATTACAATAATTGAATCTGCTTCCGGCAAACTCTCTATCAGCAGAATTTTTTCATCATCGAACACATCAGTTGCGAGTTTTATCCACTTTACGTCTGCCATATTTATCCTTCCTTTCCTCGTACATCACACATAACTGATCCTTGTGGGCCTTGCCGTTGCATTCAAAGAATCGGCAGCACGTTATGCAATTTACATCAAATATCCTTTTCTTTTGTCCTTCCACCTGGTGTCACTCCTTCGCTTCTGTTTTCGTGGTTTCTTTCTCAATCTTTTAAACAAGTGAATGTTTGCATAAAATAGGTCTAGCATTTCAAAAATATCATTGATGGTTTTCATTGAATCACTCCTTTATCTTCCATGAATAACAATCTTCCATGCCACACTAAGAAATGGAATACGATAGCAAAATTCTTACGCACATACATAATGTCATCAATAACCAAATAGATAGATGGTAAGAATGCTATTCCATTCTTTATCTTTTCAAAATCCTTGCGATATAATTTGTATTTCATGCCATCACTCCTTTACTTCTGATTTAAGCCATTGCAAATATGTAGGGCATTCCTCACAAGGACATCCGCAAGTGTAATCAGCACAATCAAATAAATTTGCACCTTCCTCCCAAACAGTTTTCCTAAGAAACTCTGCCAGTTCTTCATCACTCATAGAACGGATGCGGTCTGCATTGCTCCGTGGTTTATAATGGTCTTTTACATTTACTCCATGCTTGCACTCATTACACGGAAAGTCCGTTTCTTTTTTTGTTATGTGCTTGCAATTCATGCAGCTTTCAAACTCTGCCATTTACTCACTCTCCTTTAGTTGCTCTGCAATTTCCAAAACATCTATCTTGTTTCCGTGATAATCGTAAGTTCCGTATACAGATATCCGTTCTGTAAATTCATCAATAGCATTGCTTCGGATTTCCTTGTCATGCCCTTCTAACTTTTTAATCAAGGCATCGTATTCTTCCTGCGTTATCTGCCCTTTGTGGGCAAATTTCTTTAAATGTGATTTTAAACTTAAAGGCATCTACTCACCTGCCTTTAACTGCCATGCGATTTCTTCAATCCAATCCAGTTCTTCCGCACAATCATCAAGTTCAAACAAGATTTTATGCCCTAACTTCTCCGCAAATTCATCAATAGCCTTTGCCCTTATCTCTGCTTCTCTCCGTTCAAGGCTACTTACGAATATTATGCATTCTCCAAATCGCACTTTCTGCTCTTGGAACGTTTTGGCATCAGTGATACAACTTATATCTGCATTCCGCAGAATCATTTTTAAGTCATCAATCTCTGCCATCTACTCCACACCGCCCTTTCTGACAATCTCGCAAATTGCCTTGTTGTATTCCAATATTTCATGCGGAACTATATCTTCTTCGTAATCATCAATTACCTTGCAGAAGTAGTCCTTTATCTGCCGTTCTGACTTTTCCACATCGTAGGCTTGTTTACTTTCATCAAAAGCCTTTTCTAACATTTCAATAGTTTCTATTTCGTAAGTTCCGCACAAGCACTTGCCTTCTTCGATATCGCATAACACTCTAGAAAAGAAGTCTTTGAATTTATCCGACTTGTAATCGTATTCAAATTCCTTTGGTATCTCAATTTCAATCCGCATCTACTCCACCTCACTTATCTTTATAGGCTTTCCGCAGTATGGGCAGAATTTGAAATCCTCGCTAATGTCATAACGCTTACCACAACTTGTAGTACACGTACTAAGTGCAAAATTAAGGTATTTCTCTTGCTTCCATTCGCACACTTTCACTTCCGCTTCCCACTTGGCTTCGGCTTCGTTGATAGCATCTAATGCATCTTCTCTTGCAATAAATCCTTGCTCTCCGCTACAAGCCATATCGCAATAATCATAGTCAACTGGCTCATAATTACTTTTGTTTTCAATCTGCTCTCTCAACCAATCAAATATCTGCTTCACGTTCCACCACCTTTATCTTTCTACCACATACAGTGCAATGCGGTCTGTTCTTGATATCATCCCTGTTTCGTGCTTCTGCTTCTGCATGGTCTGAAACAATTATCCAACCATAAGTGCCATGTGGTTTCCACTCGCAATAATCTTCAACTCCGTCAAGAATCGTCAGCAGTTCTGCCATGACTTTTACCGGAATATATTCCTTGTGCTTTTCTATCACTGCTTTGATTTCCGCTATCATTCCGCACCACCTTCCATCAGTTCCCGGAACATTTTTTCTTTCTTCCTCTGGTAATAGGCCCGGCAACGCTCGGCATTTTTGCCACTGGCAACAGCTTTCTGACTTCTCCTTCTTGCAAGTTCTTTCCCTTTTTCGCTTTGCATATATCTCTTATGTCTTGCCTTGCCTTTTTCGGAAGCGTTATACCGTCTTAACGTCTCTTTACCCTTTTCTGTGTGGTTGTGGTTCCATACAACAAGTGATCTGCCGTATTTTCTACCCTTCCTTATTTCTCTATCATGCTCGTCCTGTTCTTTACGCTCTGCTACTGTCACGGAATCATTAACGCAGTCCGGCTTGCAGCAGTGAAAACAATCCATATCACACATACTGCCCTCCTATACAACGTGCCTTCTGGCATAATCTTTATATTCTTCCTCAAGCACAGTTCTGTATGCTTCCACAGTGTCCGTTGCTCTCAACTCCGGGTTACACTCCTGGACCTTCTGCCGTGTTCTGCGAACTGTTTCAAAAGCCGGAAGCTTCATGGCAGCCATGTTGTAGAACAGAGTCGGTACTGACATATTGTTAATGTCAATACCGTTCTGCTTTCCGATGGTCTGGATCACTCTAAGGTAAAGGATGTTATCACTGTTCCGGCAACCTGGTTCTGCTTTTAAAATCTCATGTACCAAATCACTTGTATGTTTAATCATACTCATTCCACCTTTCCGGCCCATTGTTCCGCCATTGCCCTTGCAATTCCAGGAAACGTTTTGCTTCTTATTTTCGCCCTTTCCTCTTTCGGCAAATGCCAACATTCCGCATACCATGCAGGCATAGACTTTCCGCTGTCAAACTGTTTTCTTGGTGGAACTTCTACAATATCCGTTGCCACCAACTCTGGAAGTCCTTTAAGCCACAAACAGGTTTTCTTTTCATATGGATCACCAAATTCAAACGGATTGATTATCTGATTCGGTTTACGCCATGTGCTGCTCATAATTCCAACCGGATTTTCAATCGCAATTTTTTCGCAATCTGCATTCGCAAAAGCCATAAAGAACTCAATGGCTTCTTCCCTGTTTTTATTTCTCTGAATTGCCTTTTCTCCATATCTCTCTACGTTGAACCATCTGTTGCCTGTCACTGTCAGATATGTACATGGTGGAAAAGCAATAATCATATCCCACTTTGCATCCAAGTAATGTTCCAAACCGTCACACGTTTGGAAACCGCAATATCCGTTTAACAATGGAAGTACATCCTGCATGATATGCCACTCTGGATGTCCGCCACTGCACTCGATAATGTCACACGAAAATGCTTCGTGTCCTAATTCTCTTAATTCCTTTGTTACTGCTTGACTTTCCTCACAAGCTACTAAAATTTTCATTTTCTGTACTCAGAGTAAACTGCAGTTTATTGTCCGGACAAACCTCTTTACTCCTTTCCAAATATTATTCTATTGTGTTAATCTCTATCTTTTCTGCCTTTAGTTGAAAGGCAACTCGGCATCTATTCCATCCGGAATATTCATAAATCCGTCCTGGCCCACCGGTGCTTCCGGCGCATTGTCCTGTGTTTCCTTCTTTCCTTCGCAGAACTCCTGGGAATCAATCACAACATCTGTGGTATACACAGTCTGTCCGTCTTTGTTCTTATAACTACCAGTCTGAATATGGCCTTCAACTGCAATCTTCGTTCCCTGCTTCAAATACTTCTCAGCAAACTCAGCGTTACTCTTAAATGCTACGCAGGAAATAAAGTCTGCTGTCTGCTGCCCTTCCTGCTTCTTACCTCTTCTGTCAACCGCCAGGGTATAACGTGCTATGCACATTGCTTCTGCTCCCTGCGAGTATGTAATACTTGGTTCCTTTGTTAATCTTCCAATTAAAATTACTCTGTTCATGCTATTTTCTCCTTATACTTTTTTTCTGCGACTTAATCCGCTACGTTTTGCCATCTCTTCTCTGGTAGACCACTCCAAATTTAAAGCAGCATTGTTCGCTTTGTTGGCATCTTTGTGGCCTACGAATGAAAGCCCTTCGTGGTTTGGAATAAACGCATTCGCTACAAGCTGATGCACAAATTTCTTGTGGCACTTGCAGTCCTTATACAAAAAAACTGTAAGATACCCTTTGCGGTTCGCTTGAGGTTTCAAAATTCCACTTTTACATTTCACATTGCTGACTCTTCTAACGTTTCCAAAATTGCTTACCTGGTAATAACCTTCAAAGTCGGAAACATCTTTCCATATTTCTTGCATATCTGATCCTTTCCTACAGAACTTCTATACTTCATTTCCCCAACAATCCCAACCTTCTGCGTGTTGCCTTGCAAAAAGTTCGATTCTAGGCAAATCACCCATTAGTTCAACAATGCGATCCCTTGCTTCGTCCGGTTTCTTACTGTGCTTCTCTCGTTGAGTCATAATAACTTGTGATACGCACTTTCCAACCCTGCGAGGATAATTGCCTTTGGTAAATATCAAACAAATTTCTGCATTGCTATGAGTCCAAAAACCTAAACCGAAAAATGGAGTTCCGTCCTTGTTTAGCTTTATCCATGTGAAAGCTGCCGTTCTGTATTTGAACCCCCATGCTTCTGCAACCGTGAACGCATCTACAAGTTGTGGGTATGTAGTCCACAAAAATAACACCGCATCATCTGCTATCCTTTCAATAGGGAGATCGCAAATATCCTTTGTTTTCATCGTAGGGTATTGATCTACTGCCAAACCTTGAAAGTTTTTATTCTTTCCACCGCCATATTTCCACGGAGGATCGGCATAGATAATGTTGTACTTCTTGTCCGTAGTAAAAATGTCTACTTTCACTGTCTGTCTCCTATAAATAGTTTTTTCCGAATATCTCACGGAAGCTAAGTTCTGGGTATTCCTCTTGAAATCTTTCCTGGGCATACCGCTTCAACTCCAAATCAAACTCTTTATTAAAATGTGGGCTTAAATCCGATCCACGATGATGTATATGGCATAGAGGAACAATAAGCTTGTACTTATCGGACCATTTTCTGTTTGAATTGCCATAGATAACGTGATGTACCTCTGGATGTGGACTGCCACACACCATGCAGGTTTCCATATCTCCTGTTAATATGCTCTGCTTTGCCATGCTTCCACCATCCTTTGAATCTCATTTGGTGTCATAGTATCTATGCCCTGCTCCTTGGCATCTGCCACGGTCCCCTCAATCAAAATACTCATTTCCTTGGAATCATAAGTGTGGGAACCTCTGTAGATTTTGTAGAACGCGGCATCTTCTGTATACTTCACTGGAATGCTATGGACGCTCTCTAATTCCATCATGTATTCCACCGGTGCATTCGTCTTATAAATCAATGGCGAACCATCTGGCAGCAACTCCACTTGCCCATATCTGGTAATAAGTAAGTTTTTACATTTTGCCTTGGAAATCGTCTGCTTGTCCGCAAGCTTTCCTACAAGAACATGGAAATAAGCATTCGCATCTAGTGAACGTTTCTTCCGATGCTTCACTGCTTTTATATCCAGGCTTTCCACCTGGGCAAGGGAATTAAGTTCGTCCACCGGTTCCGTGTCGATCTGAAATGTCACATTCAGTTTTCCAGTGATAATATCCTTCGTAACCGCCGTTACCTTGCCTGTAGTTTCCATTTACTTCATCTCCACAATTTTCTGCCAGTTGTCCATGCAGTTCCGGTACATCTTCTCTGTCATATGTTCAAGGTCTGGGACCTTATACAGTTCTACGATCCTTTTAAGTGGAACATTGTCTGCAACCGCTTTTTCTGCAAGTGCATCAACCTTAATCTTGGAAATCTTCATTTTACTGATATCATCAGCCTGCTTCTCAATTTCAGCTTTCTTCTTTTCTTCTGCCTTGCGTTCTTCGGATTCTTCCGGTAAATCTTCTCCGGCATAAATGTATAAACCTAAACCGAACATGGCAATATTTTTTGTAAGGCAACGCATGATAGCCGTGTTAATATCAAACATAGTGGCAGCTTCAACTTTTTTCTCAACGTAATTTCCAGTCCACTTTCCATATTGATATTCTTTTACTTCGTAGGCATACGACTCATCCTTCATGGCCTTGTTTGCTCCGTCCATAACCGGCAGCCACATTTCATGTGTAATTCCATCCACGGTCATTTCTGTCATTACCATGTAGCCTAAATTCTCGTCATAAAGAAAAGGCTTGCCATCAAACTGTCTAATCTGATATGTAGCATCTGGATAAACCTTCTTTAACTCTGCCCATGCCCAGGCCCATGACAGATAGGTAAGACCATTCTTTTTCTCTGTATGCTCATTCGTATTGATGGCATTCAGTATCTTAAATGCTTCACTCATTACTTTCCCTCCTTCGGATCTATAAATCTGCTTTTCACTGGTTCTTCTTTTTCGAAACTTACTGTAAATGCGCAGCCACCTACAGCAGACTCAGACAGAATTTTCATTACGTCATATGCAACACTAAAATCTGCGAACTTGAGCAGAACAGTGTTTCCGTCTGCCGTAACCATTACTACCTTTACCATAACGGACCTCCTTCCCTATGCCACATCTTCTAAATATTCCTTGCGAAGTCTCTCCCATGCTTCGTCCTCGCATTCCTCACAGTACCAATCACCTTCGATGCATACTGCCTTTTCCTGCTGAATCGGATGACCGCAAACATTACATACCGGAAGGGCTTCTAACTTTTCTTCCTGTTCTGCATCGTGTTCAGCCCAAATGTCATAGTTATCAAACATACTCCATCTCCTTACCTATGTAGCAAACTGCAACACCGACAATAAACAGCACTGCAGCAATCAACATGGTTCTCAACTGATTTTCAGTTTCGCTCATTCCGCAGATGATCCCACACAATGCAATCATGAATCCTACAAGTTGTACTAACTCTCTAAATAACTGTTTCATGTCAAATCCTCCATTTCTCCGAACAACCTGCTTTCGATGTTGTCCATCGTAATTCCTTCTGCCATTAACTGCTTGCCACGCTTTTCCAGGCACCGAAGCTGATACATATACTGTCTACGCTTGTACTTAATGTTCATTTCCTTTTTCGCAAGCTTCACTTCCTCAGAACCCCATAATCTTTCGATTTCCAGTTCCACCATTTCATCTGTTAAAATTTCCTTCGCCATCTTTTGCACTCCTTCCCTTCTCAACGGCCCTCATAAATTCTGCCGTTGCTTTCTTTAATTCTTCCATGCGATCTGCTTTTTCCTCTGCCGTAAGTTCCGGTCGTGTTACCGTGATAATAATTTTGGACATAATAAAAACCCCCTAATCCACGGTATAAGCATTACTGCTTTTCCTTGTTCTTCCTCCGCTTCGGTTTACTTGCCTGCGCTGCCCCTTCGACATAGCCAAGCAAGTATTCCTTCTGGGAATCACTCCAAGTACCGATACTATTAGCGAGTTTTTTAATAATGGTTTCTTCTTTGCTCATAAAGGTTTGCTCCTTTCTGTGACGTTCATGCTAGTGCTGTGGAAATATCCACATCTTTAAGTAGTTTGTTGATTTGATGTACACATCATAGCACATTAAATCAACTCTGTCAATACTCTTGTTGACTAAATGTGCATTTTGTGTTATGATGATTTCAGAAAGGAGGTCCAACATGAAAGATAGAATAAAAAAAATTAGAACCTCACCTTTGGTTAATAAAAGCCAAACAGATTTTGCTAAAAGCATTTCCGTTTCACGTTCTGCTGTATGTAAAATGGAAAGTGGCGAGAATTATCCGTCAGAACAAACGATACATTTAATATGTACCGAATATAATGTAAATGAAGAATGGCTCCGAACCGGAGAAG